AGCGCTGTGCTTCGTCCGCTTGCATCACGTCGAGTTGCTCCGGCATGAACTGAATCTCATACTTCAACGGCCCGAGTAGTTGCTCGTTCATAACGTCGGCCAACTTCGGCAACCGAGGTATCACGGTCTCACGCCAAAACGATTGACGATCCGAATCCGCCGTTGCATAGTTCGCCGCCGATGCTTCAAGCATGGTCAGCGGTACGCCCATCGTCATGGCGATTTGCTTCAGCGTGCGCTCTGCTAACTCCGGCATCATCAACGTATTGATATCCGGTGTAATCTTCTGTACCTTCAACTCTTGCGCTCGGACAAATATCCATTTGAACGCATTCAACACACCGCTTCCGCGCTGGTTAATCTCTGCGCCCATCCGCTTGAACTCTGAGTCGTCCATTGAATCGGGAAGGTTCATCACCGTCACCGGTTGCGCGCCACCTTCGAAGAACATCGAAGTGAAGCGGTCGAGATTGTAGGACAACTGCGCATTCTGCATAGCGACCTGCGCAGGTGCCAAGCCCGGGCCGACGTCGTCGGTGAATGAGTTCTCACGGAAGTAGACAATCTCTTCGAGCGTCCATGGCCCGTACATCTTGCCGCCAATGACTTGGTTAAACGTGAGCCCCAAGTAGGGATTCTCTAGCGTGCCAAGGTTGGGATTGTATGCGTAGTTCACCGTCGTTGGGTTGAGCGCTTCGAAGCCAACCAACGTGCGACCCTTGACGATGCGCACCCAATACGCTGCGCCGGTCACAAGCAAACTGCGCTCCGTCGCTGCCAAGAGCCGTGAGAAATTCTTCTTCCACGGCCACTCTACTTCGACACCGTTCCGAAGCAAACGATACGGCACGGAGCTGATTGCATCGGCTCGCAGTTCGACCGCACGGTACAACGGTGCGACGTGCGCATAGCCGACGTCAGCCGTCTTGATTGTTCCGTTCCGCAACAATTGACCCAGCCAAGCCGGGTTGTTCATGGTCATGCAAAACTCCATTCTACGCGTGGCTTCGATATCATTGCGACCGCACCGCTGGCCGCGTCAACGTAGTCGTCGTGCGGTGCGCTGGGGAAGGCGACGATCTCATCGAGAAAGTCCCGCACCCATGCGCCGTTCACCACGACCACGGCTCCGGCTTCGGCTCTCGCTGCCCAAGGCATAGCTCGTTGGACTTTGTCGCCCTTGACGTCAATACCTTTGAACGACACGTCGGCAATCTCTGGGATGCGTCGCAACTCTTGCGTTGCTGCGAGTCCGTGCTGTGCTTTCTCGATGCCGTGCGTCGTGTCCGCTTCACGTCGCATCGTGTCCACCATGATGCGTCGTACATCGGGCCACTCCGCTTTCACTTTGATACCGTCGGCAATATAGAACACGCCGTCGTGTAAACACACACGGACGGACGCGGTATAGTCTGCGCTCTGTTTCACGCTCGATGCCAAGTCCCAATAGCGGAACCACTTGGCGCCGTGCGGTCTAACGTCGGTCGTCTTCAGCCAATGGCGCTGGAACATTGCGCCGACCGGGTCGATGAAATCACCGTCGACTTCTTGCCGGTACATCTCGGACGTCATCGACTCCTTGAGCGTCTCGACAAAGGTGTCATCAAGAAAGATGTTGTCCGTCGTCTTGCTTCGGATCGTGGCATAGTCGCGGTGCGTGCCTGCGAAGAGTTGGTATACCCAATCTTTGCCGCGTGGCGTTGTCGACATCCAAGCCCGACCGGGTTGCTCGCGCAACGTCGCAATGCTCAATGGCCAAATGTCGCTGTCCATCATGGCAACCTCATCCAACCAAAGCCACCCGGCATTGGCGCCACGGAGTCGGTCGGGGTTGTCCGCACTCCGGAATATGATGCGACGGTCACCGAGCAAACGAAGCTCCATGTCTGACTTGTTCCAAGACGTCGCAATGCCTGCTTTGGCGACCAAGCGCAGGATGGTCTCCATGGCGCCAAGTTTGAGCATTGGGTATGTCGGTGCCACGATGAGCCCCGTGGTGCCCTTGGGTTGTCTCAGTGCCTCTACTGCGCCTGCTCGTGTCTTACCGCTGCCACGACCACCGACGAACAGACGAAACCGCGCATCACTTGCCCAAAACGCTCTTTGGGGTGACGTCTGTGATTGGTGTCGGATCGTCAGCGGTGAGGTCGATGACGTAGTCGTTGGGGCCTGTAGTGGAGTGTACATTGTAGGATTCTCTGTAGGTCGGGTCTAACTTCTTCAGCAGAAACATGACCATCACCGGTGTCGTTGGCGCCATGCTGTACGCCAAGGATTCGAGGAACTCTTGGCGCACTTCGCGACCGCGTCGGGTCGCTTCTTCTACCTTCGCAGCGAACACCGGGTCGGCGTCGCGTGCTCGGAGTAGGTCACGCCGGTTGATGTTGCACACCTTGCATGCATCCGTCATGAAACCAAGCCGCTCGATGGCTTCCAAGACTTCGGCCTGCTGTAACTTGGTGATGATTGCCGGCTGTGCCTCGCTTTTTACGACGGCCTGCGCACGTGGCTTCTTTGGCGCAGTCACCGCACGGACTCCGACGTCACGAAGCGAAGCAACACATTGACAATGGCGAGTGCGTACGCAATCTGCGGTGCGATCTCGTTGAGCTCAGGCCATGCCATAACCGTGGCGAGTATCATGGCGACCAATGACAACACGTTAATCCACACCGTCTTTGATTTGTACCAGCGCTTCATGTCTTAGCCTCCACTCATGCGAAACCACGAAAGAAACACCAACCATGCGCCGCCACCGACGAGCATGACCGCGTATACCTGTTGTTCAAGCCGTGCAATACGCTTCTCGAACTCTTTGAAGTTGGCGTCGCCGTTCTCGAGTCGTCGCAGTATCATGTCCTGCTTTTCCTCTATACGGGCCAGCTTTGTCTCAACTGACTCGGTCATACTTTCCCCTGCTGATATGCTGCGAATTCGTACCGCACCGCGTCGATGTTTATCGCTGAGCCCGGGCACGACTTCTTTGCCGCTGGGTATTCGCGGTGTCCTTTGAGCGTCGTTGCATCCACTGCGATACCGCGCCAATTCATCAGCGCCAACGTCGTGGAGCGCACGAGCCGGTGCAAATCGTCGGGCCATGGTCGCGTGTCGTACTCGCCGACCACTTCGATACCCCACATCGTGTTGTTGCCGGGCACCGATGAACAATGAATACCGGGCACGTTCAATGGGCACATTTGCCAGATGCCGTCAAGCTCCGGATTGCGTCCGCCGATGACGAGGAACAAATGCGGGCCGCCTCGCCATCCCATGGCTTCGTATCGTTTACTCATGGCGTTCATCGTGATAGCGCCGTTCCATTGGCTTGGCAACGGTCGCCACGTGTGATGCAAGACGACGCCACGCGCCCACGGTGCCGTAGCAATGGGGTCGTGGCGATGCAGATGCGTGTCAAAGTCTTGCACCGTTGCCCAGTGCCGAAGATCGTACGCATAGCTCATGAGCGAGGCCCCTGCCATCGTGAAATCTTGTTCATGAACGAAGTACCGTTCTTGCGGTTGACAATGAAGTACAACTCATTGCCGATGACGGTGATGTTGCCGTGTGCGTCGTTGTAGAACTGGATGAGTTGCCACTCCGCTGCGACTGACCGACGATACCACAGATGAATGCCGAATTGTGGCCACGGCACGCCGTAGTTACTCATCGATGTAGCGAACCACTGACCCGCTTTGTCGACCTGTACAAATGTCTGCGTGGCCGTGTATGTTCCGCCGGGTATGCCAAGTTCCGTGGGGTTTGGAATCGGTGCAATCGTCGTCATGCTTCGTTCTCCTCGTGTGATTCCATTGTCGCCATGTTGTCAAGGGCTATGCATGACCATTTTCGTGGCGTCACGAAATTGATACATCATTGCGTCACCCGTGGCAATATCTTTACTGCTCCATGGCGTACCGAATACCGCGCAATTACATCGTCAGTGCGGAACAAATAAAACATAAACTCGTCACGGCCCGTATTAATTTCGCGACAAACAATCGTCGCTTGGTTAAGCGCTTCCTCGTCGTCTTGCGCCTCAACTGGATATTCGATAGCGGCGAACAGGTCGCCACGGATGCGCGACCAGCTCCACCACTTGCGTAGTCTGTAATTCGGTTTAGCGCTGAATAAATCGAGCTGCATAGTCATGCAGCGTACTCTCCTCGTGCCTTCTCGGGAATATCCACGTCATACGACCGAGACACCAACGCAAAGCGCAGTCGCTCGTTTGCCTTGCGTCGTGCCTTGCGAAATTGCTGTTGGTAGAGCGCATGTTTGCCACGTCGCGATCTGCACTGTTTGCAGAGACAGTTAAGTACTTTCATAACGAGTCTACCTGCAAAACAATCGTTGCCCAATCAATGTACGCTTGATGCTGAGCGCGTGCTTCGTCGTCTGATGTTTCGCTCAAAGTCTCAATATGTGCTGTCGGCGCCGCGTCGTCATTTATTTCTGCCCAGTTCCAAGTACCTTCGTAATCCACCATGGTCTCGTAGTATCGAAGAGGAAAGAATCCTAATTCCAGATATTCTTTACCGTATCCAAGACTGAATTTGCCAACCGTGCTAATCTTTATGGTTCTATCAGCAATTGACACCTCTGTGAAATATCGAAAAGCAAAAGCATCGCCACGCTTCCGTGTTTCTTCCGTTGGCTCAATGCGGGCTATTTTTGCAATTATCAGTTGCTGTTTGTTCATTCCGTCACCCGTGGCAACGTTACGCCGCTCTGCCCTTGGTACTTGCCTTGCTTGTCTGCGTAGGTGATCGCAGGTCGTTCACCGCGAAAGAACATCACCTGCGCGATGCCCTGATTGGCGTGCACGGTGATGTGGTGCGCAGTGGCGTTGTGCAACTCGATGGTCAGCTGACCGCGCCACCCCGGCTCCATCGGTGTGCAGTTCACGATGAGCCCACACCGTGCATACGTTGACTTGCCAACGACAATGCCGAAGACGTCCTCGGGTATGTCGAAGGTCTCAACCGAGCGACACAGCACGAAACCGCCGGGCCCGATTCGCGTGTAGTCTTGGCGCTCGTAATGCTTGACCGCATCGTCAATTAGTAGCGGGTCAACGTGTGAGTACGGAGCGTACCGCACCCACTCGTCAGCAACGCGCATGTCGTACCCGAACGACGTCACCCCGTACGAGATGACGCCGGGCCGTGCGACCCCTTCGGCAAACGGTGCGATCATCCCCGCTTCAGCGAGCCGTGTGATTTCGCGGTCATTGAGAATCATTGAAACGCCTCCCATGCTTTGCCGTAATGCTTCGCGCAAATCGTGTCCACCGCTTCGGCGTACGCTCTGATGTGACTCTGTGATGTGGAGTGTGAGCGCAGGCTCACGAAGTGCTTCAGCGCTTGTTGCGATGCCGTCCAATAGAAGCGCGTGTACACTGCCAACGGCAACACCATGCGCGCCTCTTCGCGAGACACGCCGCGGTCAATCAGTTCGTCATAGCGGTGCATTGCGTGCCGTATGGCGCTCCGCACGTCCTCGGCATCCTCGTCGTACATCGCTTCGCCGCTGCCTTGTTTGCTACTGATGCTTTGCTCGTGGACAATCTCGGGCAGATACGCGTGCACCGCTTCGCTGTACCGCTGGCTTACTTCGTTCCACCCCGTGTCGACGAAGGCATACGCAGAGCCGACCACGTGCTTGTACCATTGCCGTGCGACGAACTCCGGAGAGCTCACCATGATGGTTATCGGTGAATGACGGAAGGGTGACCAGTGGCCGTCTTTCGCCAATCGTCGCACCAACTTTGCATCTTTCTCCGGATCGTGCGCACCGTCTTTGTCGTAACTCACTCGGGCCGCGTCGGTAATCTTCGTCACTGGGTCGACGGTCATCCAATCGACCAACTCCACAAAGCCGTGCTGACCATCCACGTCAATACGCCGCATCTCTTCGCCTTTCCTTGGTTTCATCTGGTCTACCATTGCGTGCGCTCGCAGTTGCTCTTTCATCTCATCGCCTTTCAATATCGAACAAAGCCAACCAAGTAAGCGAACATCAGAAAACACACCAAATACAAAGCCGTCAGCAGCGCAACGACTAAGCAATACCTCATCGCCACACCGCTCGGCCGTCGTCATCGATGCGCATCCACTGCGACCAGCACGGCTTCGACGCCTTCCAATGCTTCCACCCTCGGCCATCGTTCCACAATCGTTGGAACGTATCGTATTGATTCGCTGGGGTGTCGGTGTCGGCGTGCGTCCGCCCCGTGAGCCACTCGTAGGTGGCGTCGTTGAACTGGAACAATCCGCCGTCTTGCGTTGCGCTCCGTGCGTGCCTGCTGTACGTTCCGTAGTTGTGACCGTCGCCACTCTCACACGCCACGATGGCCGCCGCTTCGCGTGTCACCTCGAAGGGCACGACGTTGCAGTCGCTCCCGTTGCATAACAGGTAATAAAAGAGAATTATGGCTCCCATCGTTTACGCTCCAACACCATGCCGACCGTCATTGTGATGATGGCAACGACGAAACCAACTACGCATCCTGCGATGAATTCAAGCATTGTATTTCCTCTGCTAAGCATTGCAACTCGTCGACAATCGCCGCCATGATTTCGTCAATCGTTGCGGTCATCTCCCGACCGCGGCATACCACTTCGTCGTCCTGCTCGTCGGCCCGCTCCCGTACCAACATCCACCGCCCGCTTTCGCCGACGTCCACGCGGTACCAGTGCCGCCCAATCAATCTCGTCCATTGCGTACGCATTGCGTAGAACCTCCATCACATCGAACACATCGTCAGGCGATCGTAGAACGAGTGCGGGGTACTCTGTCCAAGCGTCGAAGAATTCCCGTTGTTTGGCGCTGAGTGCGCCCGTCGCGGTCTTTACCTCTACCAAGAATAGCACGCCGCGATAACCGCAGAGCAAATCAGGGACGCCACCGCCTGCGTTTCCCATGTCCGCAACGATAGCCCCGTGGTAGATCAGCGCCGCCACGATGGCCTTGTGATTCGCGTCGCGGTGCTGTTGGCGATGGTACCAGTTGGTCACGACGTCGCCTCCACTCTGAACACCATCATAATTTGCAACATGTCGCGGTCGCCGCATCGTCGGTGCCACGCTCGCCATGCGGTCACCAAGCGTGCGAAGTCGCCACCCTTGGCCACCGTCGCATCCGCTCTGCGCTGGAACTCTGCAATGGCTTGCTTGCGCTTCGAGTGCACGTTGGGCCCATACGCCGACCCGGCCGCCTCGAGGAAGCCAACGAAGCGCTCCTGCTGTTCAGCGTCGCCGCTCTGAAACATCGTGCGCCACTTCGCTTCGAGCTCTGCGCAGTCCGTCGCCACGATCACGAGCGCTCCGTGC